CGATGCTAGCGACCTTGCCCCTGTACCAGTCGTATGACTTGCTCTCTCCTTCTGTTGCCTCTGTTATTCGCTCGAATATGGTTCGTGTTCCCTTATTCTTTTTTACATTATTTCTCTGTACTTCTGCAAATCCTGTTGCCATTGTTCTATACCTTTAAGTGATCTTCGGTGAGTATTTTGAATTTCATCTGCCTATCCTCACAGAAGTCCTCAGCGGCGTCCCACTTAGCGCGGTTCTTAATATAGGTTAGAACTTCTCTTTTCCAAGCAGCAGTTTTACGTTTTGGTTTCTCATTCGGTTTTTGAGTTTGTCTTTTGGGTTTAACTTCGATGACATACTTCTCATACTTACCAGATTTTGTCAGTATCTTGATGTAGAAATCTGGGTAGTAACGATGAACTCTACCATCGATGGGTGATCTGTATGGAATAATAATTTCTTCTGAACCCCACTCCACGATGCTTGAGGTATGGTCACAGAAGATCATAAATTTCTTCTCCCACATAGACCTATAAATGATCCTTGTGGGGTTGCCACGATACTTCTTGGGATTAACTGGTTTGTATAACCCTGAGTATGCCATAAATATAAATATACTTTCACTCTTTTATTTATCGTGGCAACAAGCATTTCCCAGTTTGTTAATAGTGTAAAAGAGGGTATGGCCCTATCCACTCAATATGAAGTTACGTTTTTGTTTCAGGATGACACTACAAAATCCGCTGTACAAAAAGTTATAGATGATTCGTCATCAACTACATTTAGTGGTGACGGATTGATTACTACATTATGTAATGAGGCTCAACTTCCAGGAGTTTCTTCACTTACAGGACAAACAAACGGACTTTACCTAGGAGAAGGACAAGTTAATTATTCTTATGGTAAGTTATTTACTGATATTTCTTTGGGTTGGCATTGCGACAAGTACATGGTTCCACTGAAGTTTTTACAAGCGTGGCATGATAGTCAATTCACTGAAGATATGGTGAGAATTGGTACAGGCGAAGCAGTTACTAGATCTTCATTTAAGAATAGGGTAAGATATCCTAAGTCATATCAAGCTAACATAATTATTAAGAAGGATGAGATTGATAAAACAGGAGAATTCAAATCTATTGTATATACTCTACTAGATGCGTTCCCATATAGTATTGACGCTACCCCGTTGTCATTTGGAACTAGTCAATTACTAAATGTAAGTGCAAGTTTTTATTACTCTAAGTATGTTGTTGATACTTTCAGTAAAACTAAAAACGATAATTACCTTAAACAACTAATTGACAAATTGCGTGGTCGTTGAGAATCCCAAAATCAACTTTTTGATTCCGCAAAACCCGGAAAATTTTTTCCGCAAAATTTGGACTGAAAAAGTCGAATACATAAATATAGGACTTGAGCAATATTATGGCATTACCAAAACCAATTACTCCAACTTATGAGCTGAAATTACCTTCTACTGGTAAAATCATCAAATTCAGGCCATTCCTGGTAAAGGAGGAGAAAATTCTCTTGATGGCGGAACAAACAGAGGAAGAAAAACAGATTAAAGACGCAATTAAAGAAGTTATCAAAAATTGCATTATTTCTAGAATTAAGGTAGAAGATTTAACCTATTTTGACCTCGAATATGTATTTTTACAACTTAGGGCCAGATCAGCAGAAGAAAATGTAGAATTAATAATTACATGTAGAGATGACGAAACTACAAAAGTAAATTACACTTTTAATTTGCTAAATGTAGAAGTTCAGATGACAGAGACTAAAAACAAAATTATGCTGGGAGATGATTCTGGTTTAATCATGAAATATCCTGGCCTTGATGAATTTGTCAAATTTTCCATGATGGGTAAAGGTTTGCCAGATTCAGAAGTTCTTGATTATGTTGCATCTAAGGTAGATCAAATTTTTCAGGGAGAGGAAGTATTTGAATCTGCAGATCTTAAAAAATCAGAAATTGTTGATTACCTTGGTTCTTTAACTCAGAAACAATTTGCAAATATAGGAGAATTTTTTGAAAATCTTCCTGTTTTAAAACATACATTTACTATAACAAATCCAAATACTGGAGTTGATAGCGAATATACGCTGGAGGGATTGTCAAATTTTTTCGGCATGTGATGTCCTATAATACCTTAGAAAATTATTTTAGGACTAACTTCATGTTAATGGAAGAACATAAATATTCATTGACGGAAATAGAAAATATGATTCCGTTTGAACGACAAATTTATGTTCTTTTGGTAAATGAATATATTAAGAAGAAAGAAGATGAGTTAAAACAAAGACAGCAGCAACAACAGAGATGAAGTTTAATCTACCGGCACCCTCATCAGTAGAATGGTACAGACCAGGAGTGGCTGGTGGTGGTCAGAACGATCGTATCTTCAATAGATTAAAAGCGAAACTAACTGGTGGCAAAGACGATAGTGGCACCAGTTATTTTAAATTACACGATAGAAGTCTATCTAGTGGCGATGCTGACAAGATCATCGCTAACATGAAGCAGGATGAAGATGGATATCCCATGCTTCAAACTAGTAGTACCAGTGGCGAAGCAGAAAGAGAATATCAAGAGTGGATCATTGATAGGTATTTACCACGAGTAGAAGAACCACGAGTAGAAGAACTACCAATTGTTACTGAAGTTGTAGAAACTGAACCGGAACCTGATGTAGTTTTAGAAGCGCAAAAACCTGAAGAACCGGAACCAGAAGAAATTACTGTAAGGGTAGAAATACCAAAGTTACGAGCACCAAGAAGAATTCGTGTTCGTAGAAGAAGTGGAACTCTAAAAAGACGGAAGAATAAAAATTCTGTTCAGCAGCAGTTACGAGGACCAAGAAGAATTCGTGTTCCTAGAAGAAGTGGAACAATAAGAAGACCGAAGAAGAGTAATCTTGCTCGGGCCATGGGGGCCGCATGGACAAGAAATCTACTCGATCCTCTCATTCAGCGAATTATAAAAGGAGACGAAGAAAAACCTACCAAGAAGAGTGGTAGAGTATTAAAGAAAACTAGAATTCCGGGTACAGCAACTCAGGAGACTCCAGAGATAAAGTCTTCTGCTGTAGCATCATCGAAAGCACCAGGAAAGGAAGATCTTTATGGTTTTGCGTTTCGAAAAATTGGAAGTTCGCTCAACACAGCTGCTAGAGCAAGAAAGCAGTTTGTTGATGGTGGTGGAGATCTTGATGATCTAGAAAAAAGATTTTTTATAAAGAGAGCGTTAAAATCTGAATTTGGCGGTGACTTTATTCGAAGAAAAAAAGGCACATTTAGTACAAATCCAAGTGACGTTGAAGATCCAGGATTAAGTAAGGGTGAAAGATTCAAAAATTTAATTAATGCTGAGATTAGTGCTATTCTTCCTAAAGAAAAGCAACTAGAGTTATTTGATCAGGATCAATATGAAGATAAAGATAATCTTAATAAAATTTTAGACTATGCTAAGAAAACAGCAGACAAGATTAAATCATTAGAACCTGGTTTTGTCAATATTGAGAAAAATCAAGAGAGAATTAACAAGTCTTTTAATACTATACGAAATAATTTCAGTAAAATAAAAAATTCTGCTTCTAACACAGCAAGTAACTTTAAAGAATTTGTTGATAACAAAAAGAAAACTATAGATATTAAAAATTCTTTAGCGTCTTTCCTACAAGACGCATCAGATAAGAGAAAACGGGCAGCTGCAGAGGATAGAGCAGAAAGAATCAGGAATGCTTCTAGTACTAAAGATGTTGAAGAAGTTGGTCAAGATTTTGGTAATAATAAAGCAAAAGGCGGTGGGATTATTGATACTATTCGATCAATCGATGATTTTGCTGGCGGACCACTAAAACAAATTTTTAGAAGAGGAATTGGTAGATCATTTACACGATTTGCGACAAAATTAGGTGGCAGAAGAGCTGGAAAATTAGCGAGAACCGCAACAAAATTTGCGGGAAAAATAACCAAACCTGCCGTAAAATTGTTTCAGAAAGGAATAGCAAAAGTTGGGGGTAAAGTAGCAACAAAAGCTGGTGGTGGAATAATTAAATCTTTAGGTAAAAAAATTCCTGGATTGAGTATTATTTTAGGTGGATTATTTTCCATTGACAGATTTTCTAGAAATGATTGGTTAGGTGGATTAGGAGAAATTGCATCTGGTATTGCAGGAAGCTTCCCTGGACCAGGAACTGCTATATCTGCTGGTATAGATGCTTTACTGATTGGTAAAGATATTATGTCAGATGACGGAGGATCTGAAGAATCTGAAGAAACTAAATTATCTAGTGGTGGCATTATAACTAAGTTATCTAGTGGTGGTGTTGTTGGTGGTGAAGCTGGTCCAGAGGCAGTAATTTCGTTACAAAGCAAAGAGGGTAGAGACACTACTAATAAATTAAAAAAATCCAATCCAATAGCTGGTATTGGTCCCGTTATTTCATCCTTAGCTGGTATTGCACAAATTCCTATATTTGGTAAGATTTTTGCTCCAATCGCAAATCCAATTTTAGGACCACTACTTTCTCAATTTAAAGTATCTCCCAAAATTCCAGATTTTGGTGGATTTAACCCGCAAAAATTACAAAGAAGTTCCACAAGTGCTAGAGGAAAAGGTCAGCAGTTAGAGAGAACCAGTCAAAGCAA